TAATATCGCCCCAATATCCACCGATGCCTCCACCACTACTTGCGAGCCATACGTTCTCATCATAGTGAGCAGATAAACCACCCCTGCTGTCAGGAACATAATTGAGAAAACAACTGATAGGAAGCCCACGGCTTGTACCCCCGTTGCTAAGTATAGGAGTACTGAACATGAACCAACGAGAGGAAGAGTAGCTATAAAGTCTTTGAGCCAATTCAAAATCCGTTTCCCCTTTGTATGTTGCTCCGTAGACGGAGGCTCTTGCGAATGCTTCTTGTGCATGTGTTTCTTTCTCCCAAAAATATCTATCTTTTAAAGTGTCAAGACTAAACTTATCAAATGTTTTTTCTTTGTCATAGTCTATCTCAATTCCAAGATAAGGTTTCTTTCCAATTTTATCTTCAACCATTATTTGATTCCTTATCAGTATTGTTTGTTTGTACATATAAAGCTATTATAGCATAGTGAATAATTTTAAGCAAGTCCATTTTAGATTTACCATTCTTTTTTCCGTATCGCATTGCATACTTCATGATGTTACCCATACAAAAACCTTCTCCGTGTCCTGCATCTAGTATCATATCAGTAGCTTGATACTTGCCGTTGGCATAGTGTTGGTCGTATGTTTGATTTACATAGAGTATTATATCTTTTATTATTTTATCTTCATCAAATTTATAGTTCATTATTTTTCCATTCGTGAGGTAAACTTTCTTCGTTGTACCATCTAAAGTTATTAGTCTCAGCCCACTCAGCATGAGTACGTTTAGTTCCATCCTTTCTTTTCTTTGCGGCTGGCATTGGAGCAAAAGGTTTTTGGAATAAGAATACTAATTCGTAACCCTTTGGTAAAGCCTCCCTTACATGGATGTACTTACTGTACTCTGCAAAATCCCAGAACCTACCCTTTGCTTCTAATAAAATTGTCTTGCCTTTTATTTTCTTAACAAAGTCAGGCTCATATTTATGTTTAATTATATAGTCAACTGTATCCCAATGATGCTTCCACTTTTTTAATATGGTGTCGTGAAGTGTAGCTTCCCAGATACTATCATATCCTTTTGGGACATTGACTTTTTTTGGTCGAGGTTTTCTCGGTACTCTTCTAGGCATCAGTAAGAGAGGAGTCGTAGTTCTTAACTAGCTTCCAGTACTGTAGTATAGAGTTAAACATGTTGAGATGTCTGTCATGTGTCTCATCATCCCACTTGTGACACGCAATTAAACTTGTGTCTTTCCTATCTACAAAGATAGAAACTCTCTGAGGATTATCGTAGTTACATCCTTGTGCATAAGCAGACAACTGCATACCGTGTTCATCGTATACTAATTTAGCAGGGTCTTTACCTTCTAAGTTATCTTTAGTTTTAAAGTCAACAAAGATACCAGACTTAGAATATAAATCTATCTTACCACCATACCCTATGTCAGCACAAAAAGAATCTTCAGCTATCCACTCTTCATTAGGAAAATGTTCATCAAGATATTTCTTGATAACTTCATAAGGTTCACTGGTGAACGTACCTAAGAAACCATTCTCAATCAAGTCATGGATTTGTGTCCCCCTTTCGGCGGCTTGCTTTCCAATCTTCTTTGAGTCTTCTTTACAACGATAGACAAAAGAATCAAACGATTCATCTTCGTTACGTTCTAAAGTAAGTGCTGAGTTTAAAGCCTGATTAATCTTCCAGTTTTCAAGGGAAGGTTTAGCTATCATACCAATGATGGTAGTAACAGAAGGAACTAAGTTTAGTTTCTTAGCATCTCTAAGTGTAGTGTTTCTTTCCTTACCGTTAGCACCGATGATGGTATACATGGGTGCACCATCTTGTGCATACCAATGACCTGACTCAGCCGTGAATTTATTATAATTGTCTAATGTAGATTTGTCAATAGTTTGTTTATTTTTCTTTATCATTTTCTGAATCCTTGAATGCTTTTATAACATCCGATGAGAATAATTTTTGTAGATTAACAAGGAACATTTTACTAGCCTTGTGGTCTCCACCTGCTACAGTCTTAAACGTATCAAGCTTATCTACAATAGTTCTAAGCACATCTGTTTTAAACACCAAGGTACAAAACTCGTTGTCACCTACACATAAATTATGGAACCAGTAATCCGCTTCGGTAGCCTTGATACCTGATGGCTTACCCCAAGATTCATATTCAATACAAATGTTACCTGTCTTTTGCCACATGTCTTTCTCAGACTTTACTTCTATCTTTTTATCAGTCAGCATCTCTGCTATCTTTTCTTCTCTGACTGTGCCATAAGCCAAATCTATATCAAACTTCTTCCTGTTTTCTTTAGTGGGTTTCATACCAGTTCTCTCCTATATTGTATTCTCCTGTTAAAGGACAACGCATATTATAATATTTACTTGCTTCTTCTATTGATTCAACACCCATCACACCAACACATTCGGCTTGTGATTCTTTTACTTCTATCTGCCACTCATCATGTATGTTGGCTACAAACCTAGCATCAAGAGCATTGAGGCTCATCTTTTCTTGTAGGATTGTCATGGCTTTCTTCATAACTATTGCACCACCACCTTGTAATAAAGTATTTAGTGCGGCATGTTGACTACGTACATATATCTTTCTACCGTCAAGTCCCTTCAAGAACCCACGTTCAGATGCTTTCTGTACTCTGTCCTTTAGTATCTTAAGTGATGGTAAGTTTTTAAGAAACGTAGCCTTGAGTTTCTTACCTTGCTTTGCACCACCACCAGATATAGAACCTATCTTAGCATCACCTGCCCCATACAAATATGCATAGATGAATGTCTTACTTTCGTTACGAGTTTTAAGTCCTGCTAACTCTTGATTCCTAGTATGTATATCTCCATGTGTAACCTCATCAATATAATCTTGGTCATTCATATAGTGTGCTAACATTCTTAGTTCTAATCCACTAGCATCAATACCTACAAGCTTGTAACCTTCAGGTACTGTCCAACAAGAACGACACTCTTGTCCATAAGGACTACTAGAGTTTGGAATCTGTGCCATGTTAGGACTACGATGAGTCATTCTAGATGTGATTGTACCATTAGGATTTACATACCCATGTACTCTATCACCCTTGAGTTCATCTATCCAAGATGTAACTTGTGCTATACGCTTNTGATAAAGTAANAAGTCTGCAATTAATTTAGCTTCATGTATGTGTTCAATCTTTTTGAGAGTTCCCTCATCAACAATGGGCTGACCTGTTGGAGTAAATCTTTCAGGCTTCCACCCAAAGTCAATGAGGTACTCACCTATTTGTTTACGACTACCTAAGTTAAACTCAACTAACTTCTGTCTCATAAAAGGTTTAACATTCTGTGTCTTGATACAGTTGTTGTACTCATCATCTGTTAGTCCACGTTTAGATAACTCACCATCTTTTCTAATGTAAGGTGTTACTAGCTTGTCATCTATCATCTTAGGTTTGAATGTGTTGTGAACTTCTTCTTCAACCCGTAACTGCTTGTCTTTTAATTCAGCAAGCAACTCCATAGCTTTCTTAGTATCAAAGAAGAAACCATTCTTTTCTTGCTGTCGCATTATCTTAGCAACTCTGTGCTCAAGATTGATTGAGTCTTCACTAAACATCTTACCTTCTTTGAGTAAGTAATTGTATACAACCTCATTTAGTTTTACATCTTGAACACAGTAGTCTAACATAGCAGGTGTATACTCATCAAAGGTTTCGGGTTGGTCTTGTTTAGCCATACCAACACGCCACCCCCAAGTCTTTAAGCTATGTCCATTCTCACGAACAGGGTTAAATAATCTTGACATAACTAATGTATCTTCTAACTTGTGTGTTACTTTAGCACCNTGTAGTTTTTGTATTACTGGTATATCATAACCTATAATGTTATGACCTATAAGNACTTCTGCATTCTCTAAGAATTTAATACCTTCTTCGATTTGCNTGTTGTCAAAAGTGTGTACTGCTCCACCCAACTCTTTAGCTACAATNCAGTGTATTANAGTCGGGTCTAAACCATCAGCTTCAATNTCNAATATTATTTTAGAACTGTTCATTGTCGAATGTTTCCTCCTCAGATACTTCAAACAATCTACCAGTATCTGAATTATATCGGAGACCACAAGCCAATCCTGTGTCTCCAGTGTACCTAGATTTTAGTACACGAACCTTAGTAAGGTTAGCTTCTTCAGGGTTACTTGCCTGTTGATTTCTCTCTAGTGCAATCACACAATCTGATAACTGTGCAATACCCTGTGAACCTTTGAGATGAGATAGGGATACTTCGATACCCTGCTCATGTCCCTTATCTCCTGCGGCTCTTCGTAAGTGTGATACTAATATCATACCAACACCTGTCTCTTCTACCAGAGACCTCAAGCGATTCATAAGCATGTCAATACCACGCCTCTCATCACCTTCATGTAACACATTGACTAACATATGTAAGTGGTCAACGATTACCCATTTACATTCACAACCTACAATAATATATCTGAGCTTGGCAAAGATATCATCAATGTCAGTAGCTCCTAGATGTGAGTGAATGAATACTCTGCCAGAAGGAATAGCCTTATCAAACAAACCTAAAAGGTCATCGTCTGAATAGTTTCTACGCTTCTCTGTCAGATAGATTCTATCGTTAGCCTCGATGGATAAAATACCATCAGCAGTACGCAACCAGTTCTCTTCAAGGGCTACGATACCTACGTTGTCATCTGTGTTTTTGATAAGCCAATGTTCCAACTCTCTGGTAACACTAGACTTACCAAGACCTGTGCCACCTGTAAGTGTGACCAGTTCTCCTTTACGCATACCATATAGTTTCTTGTTAAGTCCTTCCCAAGGGTATGCAATGCTCTCCTTCTCTTCTCGATGTAACCAATCACCTCTTTGAGATGATAGCTCCATGATACCTGAAGGTGTATATGTCTTGGCGTTCCACCATGCTTGAGTAAACTCTGTGAACTTCTTCTGCTTGAGCATCTCATTAGCATCTTTGAATCCGTTAGGGAACGACATGATTCTAGTTTTGTTAGGCTTTAGTATTTTAGCTACAGCTTTTGCCGCTTCCTTACCTGCCTTGTCATTGTCAAAGCATAGTACTACATTGTCAAAGGATTCAACAAACTCTATGCTTTCACGTATATCTTTTACTGCTGATGATGCACCACGCTTGACGGATACCACTGCCCACTTACCTTGGAACAGTTCATCCACTGCCATAGCATCACACTCACCTTCAGTAATAGTTAGATACTTACCACCTGTATTACCATGTAGTTGTTCTCCGAACAAACCAGTGCCTTCAAATGTTCCATTGCAAGCAAAGTTTTTGTTCTCTACATATCGTGTCTTAGTACCAACAACCTCGTTACCATTAAAGAATGGATAGATGTGTTGTACTACGTTGTTGTTTCTGTCCTTGACAATCTTAACACCATACTTGGTTGCTGTCTTTTCAGAGATACCTCTGTCGGTTAGTGAACCATAAGCACCAGTATAGGATGTAAGGAATGTGTTATCGGACTTGGGTTTTGTTGTCATCTCAATCACCTTGCCTGTTGATTCGTTGTCGTAGTCTGTAAAGAAAGTATCACAACTAAAGCATTTAGCAGAACCATTCTCATTGAGAGAGACTGCATCACTGCTTGAACATTTAGGACAGGGTAATTTGTGTTTAATGAATTGGGTTCGTTCTTGTATCATTCTATCTCCAGTAGAAAAAGGCTAGGCTTTTACACCCAGCCTGTTAAAGTTATTCAGAATCAGTTTCAGTATCTTCTACCTCTC